AACTTTACTTAATAATATTCAACAAGGTATAGAAAATGAAGATGTATTAATGAAAGGTATTATGACTGGTATGGCAGAAGCAGCCGGTGAACTTGCATCACCATTTATATCAGAAGCAATTTATACTGAAGCAATGTTAGATTTAATTGCAAGAGGTGGTAAAACTAGAGAAGGTAGACAAATTTACACTGAAGCACAAATGGAAAATGAACCAGGAACTGCAATTAAAAACATGATTGAACACTTAGGAAAATCTATGTTACCTTTTTCTTACCCACAACTTACAAGATTGTATCAAGCAGCAGCTGACAAACCATCAGAGCGTGGAGAGTTTTTTGAATTACCAGATGAGTTAACAGGATTTTTAGGGTACAGACAAGTTAAGATAGATCCTGTTAGATCTATGGGTTTTAAAATTTCTGATTATCAAAGAGGTAACAGGGAAGCAAGAGCATTATTTACTGGAGGATCTGAGTCACTATTAAAAGGTGGACCTAAAACAGGAAGAGATGTTATTGAAAGATTTATTGTAGCTAACAAAGCTAAATTTAATAATGATAAACAAATGCGTTCAAATATTCAAGCTGCAGATATTTTGGGTACAGACATGGACGCTATTAGAACTGAGTTTAGAGAAAGACAATTAATTAATTTATATAATAGATTAGACAATGATATCTATACACCATTCTTTCCATCAGAAAACATACAAAGAGAATTTAGACAAATTGAAGAACGTATTGGTGTAGATAATCCATTTGAAGAAGTAAGAGATGTGTTAATTGAAATACAAGACGATTTAAGAGATTTATCTTTTGACGATGAATTTGATATTAATATAGATGAATATTTACCACCTATTGATGACTTGTCACAAGCACCACTGCCACCAACACCAAACGTAGACCCAACAATGATACAACCGGTGCAACAAGCATCGTTAACACAGACAGGCTTAACACCATCAGAACAGGCATTGCTAAGTCCTGAAGAACAGGCTATAAGGTTAAGACAAAGGGGAATGGCATAATGTCTAGTGAAGATTTTAAATCATTAATAGTAACCGATCCAGATTTAATTGATGAAGGTATTGATGTATCTAATTTAAGAACACAAACAGATACAAATCCAAGATTACTAGGTGCTATTGAAGACTATCCAGGCATATCATATGATCCTACATCATACAGTTATCTTTCTGATCTTAACAGATTATTTGCATCTGGTTTACCAATAATAGACACATCACAACCTACAACACCAGCACCACCAAGTGGTGGCGAAGGAGGTGGAGGCACGCCTCCAGCAACAGGCGGCACACCAACACCTGATAATAATGCAGGTTTTGATCCAGGTGTAACTCCAGGTCCTTCTGGGTTTATAGGTCTAGATCCAGAATATGATGTAAGTCCTTTTGAATATGATGATGCTCAAACTTATGAACCACCAGCATCACCTTCAACATCTGATCCTTTTTTAGCATCAGGCGCAGCAGGTGGCGCAAGGCTTCCCTCAACATCTCCACAAGAAGGTTTTTTAGCTTCAGGCGCAGCAGGTGGAGCAAATCTTCCAACCGAACCTCAAGAAGGTTTTTTAGCTTCAGGAGCGGCTGGAGGCGCAAATCTTCCAACACCAACTTATGCAAACACAGGTGACCCAAATTTATTAGATTTAGCTGGAGGAGAAGCTGGAGGAGCTGATGGATTTGGAATTATAGAAGATGTAGTAACAGAAGAAGATCTAGCAGATAACACAAGTCTATTAGAAAAATTAGGTCTTCCTGCAAACTTTGATATTAAAAAAGCAGCCATAGAAGCTGGTATAAATTTAGTAGCTGGTGTTCCAATAACTTTAATTGCAAAAGCATTAGAAGCAATATTACCTGACAGAGATCCAAGACAAAATGCATTAGATGAATTTTATACTACTGGAGAAGGTGCACAATATATGAATCCAAGTAGTCCAAACTATATACCAGGTATGGAAAACTATAACACTGTATCAGGTAATCCTTTAGATCCTACATTTGGATTACAGGAAGCATATCAAGATAGAATTGATACAATAGAAAATACATTAGCAAATAAATATGGCATGACTGCTGCTGAAATAGCAGATGTTAAAGCAGGTAGCTACACAGGTGATGTAGACAGTGACTTATTAGACAGATTAGTTGATCTTGAAGATGCTAAGAAAAAAGAACAAGATATATTAGGTATAACAGAAGGAGTAAAAACTGGTATAAAAGCGGCAGATGATGACAAAGGTAGTGATATGTTAACGACTACACCAACAGGAGTCAATCCTTTTGCAAATATAGACACAGGAGTTGGAGAGTTTGACACTACACCAGTAACAGGCGTCACGCAACCAGGGACTATAGTTTCAGATATATTTGATACTTTTCCACCAGATTACATTGGCCCCAATGTTACTGATGCAGAATTATATGGTGATGTTGACACTACACCAGATTTAGAGTTTGAAAATATTTATGAAGATGTAGATAGATTTGAAGAACCTGCACCAATGACTTTAGCTGATGATAAATTAAACAAAATGACAGACGATGTAGATTTAGATGATTTTGAATCTTTAGTTACACCAATTGAACCACCAGAACTACCTGATGAAACAGTAACAGGAATTAAAGGACCACCTTCTGAAATATCAGAACTACCTGATGAAACAGTAACAGGAATTAAAGGACCACCTTCTGAAATATCAGAACTACCTGATGAAACAGTAACAGGAATTAAAGGACCACCTTCTGAAATATCAGACGATGTAGATTTAGATGAATTTGATACGGTTGGCTCTAATAGTTCACAACCGACAACAACAGAACTTAAAGATTCTGATTTTACAGCTCAAGACAAAAAAGATATTTTTGACAGAGAAAGAGAACTTGAAAATCAATACATGGAAGAAACGGGACAAGTCCCTAGAGAAGATCAGTTTTTAGGACAAGCTATAGATGAAATAGTAGCTAAAAAAACAACCACTTCAACATCTGTAACACCATTAGAAGATGACTTTGAATCTTTAGTTGAACCAACAGAATCACAGGTGACGGAAGGAGGCGATGAAGCAGGTACAGACGATAGCTCTGATAAAACCACAGACGCTTCTGGAACTGAGGGAGAAGATCAGGATAGATTTGAGGATGACGCAGATGAGTTTAGTGATGAAGAATTTATGGCTGGTGACACAAGTACAGCAGCTCCTACTACAGGTGATAGCGGTTCAGATAGTTTTTTCGATGCTGTAGATACAGCAGCTGAAACTGCTTCTTATAGTAACCAAGATTCATATGAATCTGCAGCATATGATGCACCTTCAAAACCTGCAACTAAAAAAGATTATGGACCTTACAGCAGCGGTGGCGGCGATGGCGGTAACGGTGGTGGTGGCGGCGGCAAAAGTATAGTTTGCACAGCTATGTATCAAACAACAGGATTAGAGGATTGGTCTAAAGCTATGAAGATTTGGTATATATATCAAAAAAAATATTTAACTATACAGCATCAAGAAGGATATCATAAATTATTTAAACCTTTTGTAAAAGCTATGCACAAAAGTAATATTGTAAAAGCCATAGGTGCACATTTTGCAAAACATAGAACACAGCATTTAAAACATGTAATGTTTAATAGTAAACCTTCATTGCTAGGTAAAATATATAATAAAATACTAGAACCACTTTGTTATTGGGTAGGTAAAAATGCCAGGTAAGGAAAGCGCAATACAAAAAATAGAATCACACGAAAAGCTGTGTCGTATTATGCAAAAGCAAACCTACGATAGAATGAATCAATTACAAAACCATATAACTAGAATTGAAAGAATACTTTTAGTTTCTATGGGTGCTGTTATGACAGGTATGGGTGGTGTTATTGTAGTCTTGTTACAAAAATTGTAGCGCTCATACGTATATCCTATTTTTTCCTATATCCAAGCTTTTAATTCTTCTCCCATAACTTGACTTGCAATATTGACTTTTTTACGTAAAGCTTTTACAATTCTTTCATCTACTGTATCTTCACACATTATATCTATGTATGTCATAGGTTTAGTCTGACCAATACGATCAATACGTGCTTCTGACTGTTGACGTTTTTCTAAATCATAACCATTAGAATAGTAAATCATATTAGAAGCTGCAGTAAGTGTAATACCATATCCACCAGTTTGAGGTGTACCTACAAAGAATCTACATTTTTCATCATCTTGAAAACGTTTTATGTTTTGCTGTCTTTCATCTTGTGGTGTCAAACCATAGTAATCTACATAACAGTCAGGGCCAAACTCATCTACGAGTGCATCTATAATATGTTTTACGTCACTTTGCCAATGAGCCCAGATAACAGCTTTACCTTCTATTTCACATAGCACATCAACCAACTCATTTAGTCTATTGCTTTTTAGTTGTTGAACAGTGCCATCATCTGCTTTGAAATGGCCACAAGTTATTTGTTGCAATCTCATTAACTGTGTCAATGCATTTGCAGTGGTAATCATCTTGCCATTTAATATTGCAAGTGCTTCTTTTTTCATCTGTGTATATACTTTGTTTTGATCCGGTGTAAGTTGTACAATACGTTTCATAAAAGTTTTCTTTGGTAGATCTAAACAATCATCTTTTAATACACGGTAAGAAAAAGGTTTTAGTTTTTCTGATAGTTCAGCAAGGTTACGATAACCAACTACAATCTGTACCGATCGTCCACCAAAATTTGCTGTCTTCATAATAGCGTATCTAGTTCTAAACGAGTAATAAGAATTATGATCCAAGAGCCAGGGGTCAAGGAACTCGCATTGTTTGTATAAGTCTAATGGTGATTTAGTTACTGGTGATCCTGTAAGTATTCTTTTATATTTTGCATTTACACCAAGTGACACAATATTTTTTGTACGTTTAGCTTCTGGATTTTTTATTGTAGTAGACTCATCTATTGCCATCATCGTGTTGTGTGAGTTTATAAATTTAGCTGCAAAATCAACACCTTTAGTTGTAGATAAAGCTTCAACATTCATACATAAAATATGTAGATCAGTTCCTGTTTTAAATAATGTATCTAAAGTTTTTTGTTGTTGTTTTGTAATATTTGCTTGCCACAATACGGACACTTTTTCTATATGATCTGGTAAGTGTGTAGGTATTTCAGAACTATACCAATTTTTGTATACACCTTTTGGTGCAATAATTAATACACCATTAATTTTACCTTTGTCATAAAGCATTGCAACATTGTCTATCAACACTTTAGATTTACCTGTACCCATTTCCATAAAATACGCAAAAGCTTTTTTCTCCCAAGACATTTCTAATGCTTTGAGTTGATGTGCGTATGGCTTAGTTTTAAATTTGTAATTCATAATTTATTTTCTTCTTTCTAGTTGACAAGATATCAAATATAAAATAGAAGTCAAGCCATGAAAGAAAATATAGTTTACGTGATACAGGAAATACCAGGTACAAAAACAGGTAACCCAAAAATAAATATTATAGGTGCAGGTAAATACGGTAAGTTTAAATTTTTACTTCCTGAATTATCACAAATTATTTTTTCTCCTGGTCCACTAATTTTTAAATTAAGAAATCTACTAAAAGATTTTACACCAGAAGATTATTTATTATTAACAGGTGATCCTGCAATTATTGGAGTTACATGTTCTATAGTTTCTGATATGACTAATGGTAAATACAATTTATTAAAGTGGGACAAACAAGAAAGACAATACTACCCAATAGAAATAAATTTATATGAAAGAGGAAATACAGATGAGTGAAGATTTACAAAAAATGTTTGTTGAGGATGCACCTCAACAAGTAAACGAATTAAATAATGTTGAGTCATTATCTAGCCATGTTTTAGAATTACAAAAGCTAGAAGATGAAATTAAAATTGAAGAAGAAAGATTATCTAGAAAAAAACAACAAGCGGATAAACTTTCACAACAAGTAATACCAGAAATTATGGACTCTATGAAACTAAAAACTATGAAACTAAAAGATGGTTCTGCAATAGAGGTAAAAGAAATTTATAGCGCAACAATTCCTGTAGATAAAAAGGAAGGCGCATTTAACTGGCTTCGAAATAACGACTTGGGTGATTTGATTAAGAATGAAATCACTGTTTCCTTTGGTCGTAACGAAGATAACAAGGCGAGCGAATACGCAAACCTTGCCGAGAGCAATGGGTACCAACCGGTTCAAAAACTTAAAGTGGAACCCATGACTCTCAAAGCACTATTCAGAGAGCGAGTCGAAAAAGATTTAGACTTACCTTCTGAACATTTTAATCTGTTTAAGGGAAACAAAACAAAAATAACAAGGAACAAATAATATGAATGAAGAAACAAGAGACGTAGTAAAACAAGAAAGTGGATCATTAGCAACTTTGGACTTCGTATCAGACTCAGGAATGGGTTTAGAGAACGTAGACAAACAAGATCTAGCTTTACCTTTTTTGAAACTGTTACAATCAGGATCAGATGAGACTAAAAAGAAACATGCAAAGTATGTAGAAGGCGCTGAAGCTGGTATGTTCTACAATACAGTTACAAAAAAACTGTATAATGGAGAAAAAGGAATAGAAGTTATTCCTGTATTCTACAAGATGACATATCCAGAGTGGGCACCTTTTGAAAAAAGAGAAGGTAGACCTATACATAATGACAGAGGACCTGGAATTATGTCGAAGGTAACTCAAAATGATAGAAACAAAGATATGTTAGATAATGGAAATGAAATTATCAAAACAGCGAATCACTTTGTAATTATTAATGGTGAGAGACCGGAGAAAGCTTTGATGACTATGAAGTCAACACAGCTTAAGGTAAGTAGACAATGGAATTCTTTAATGGAGAATGAATTTGAAAACGATCCTAACACAGGAAAATCTTTACAAGCACCTACATTTTCTAGAATTTATAAATTAAATTCTGTTGAAAACTCAGGTAGTTTTACTTGGCATGGTTACAATGTGTCTATGGTAAGAAAAGTAGACAATGCCGGCCTATATCAAATGGCTAGAGATTTTTATAACTCTTTGAAAAACAGTCAGCAAAAAGCTGCAGCTGTAACACAAGAGGAATCTAACTACTAATTCTACTCTTATGGAGCAGATAGGAGCGGCAAAGCGAGAGTGGAGCCGCTCCGACCCGGGATCTTTATGGTTGAAAAATTTATAGAATTATTTACTGGATACCAAGGCGACTTTGGTATTGCCGATATGTCTTCGGCACAATTAGACACTGACAAAAACAAACTCAAACCAAACTATGAGTGGGCTGGTAGACCAATTACACAAGGTGATTATAAAGATCACATTGAAGGTAAAATATCTATTGGTATACAACCATGTAGATTAGATAAAACAGTTCAGTTTGGTTGTATTGATATAGACTCAAAAGATTATTCAAGTTTTAAAGTTGAACATTATCTAGCATTGTTTCAACAATTTAAATTACCACTAATACCATTGTTATCTAAGAGTGGAGGATTGCATTGTTACTTGTTTTTAAAAGAACCCATACCAGCTGTCGATCTGATCTCGGCGTTGAAGTCTTTTCTTCTGCCACTTGGATTAGATCCTGACACAGAGGTTTTTCCAAAACAGAAAGAATTAAAGGAAGATGACAAAGGCGAAATAAAACCAGGTAACTTTATAAACTTACCTTACTACAATAATGGTAGCACAAAAAGATATGCAGTTGATAAAGATAATAACAAATTAGATTTAGAAAAATTTATAGAAGTTGCTAATCAAAGCAAGATTGGTAAACAAGAACTAGAAAAACTAGTAGATGAAACATACAGAAATATATTAATAGGTACAGATCCAGAGTTTGAAGATGGTCCACCATGTTTAGCATTGTGTTCAAAACGAAAACTAGATGATGGTAGAGATAGGTTTATGTATAACTACATGGTCTTTGCTAAAAAGAAATACAAAGACAAATGGCCAGATCAAGTTGCAAAAGCAAACTATAGTTATTTAGAAGACCCATGGGATAAAACAAAATTAGATTCTAAAATAACTGCATGGAAAAAAGATACTGCAGGTCATACTTGTTATGAAGATCCAATACAAAGTAAATGCATGCGTACACTTTGTTTCTCAAGACCGTTTGGTGTTAAGTCAGATAGTATTACAATGTTTCCTGACATCACAGATTTTGAAATTATAATGTATGCAGAACCAGAATATAGATTTAATGTTGTACTACCTGATGGAACTAAAGAAGGTGTTGTTGCAAACCACAGAAGATTAATTACAAAACAAACTGAGTTGTTAGATTTGATATGGGAACAGACAGGTATCTACCATGAACCATTAAAACCAAAAGATTTTAGAGCAAAACTAACAGAACTTAGAAAAGGTTCTACTAAGATATCACCTCCAGCAGGTACACAAATAGAAGATAGATTGAATGAAGAACTATATCAATATTGTGTTAATGGCCCACGTGCAAAAAACAGAATACAAATTAACAGTGGTTCTTGTTTAACAGAAGAAGGTTTTCATTTATTTAGATTTAATTCTTTTATAGATCACCTAGGATCTAGTTGGAAAATACCAGAAGAAAGAATAGCACAGAAATTAAAAGATAAATGTAAAGTTGAGTTTAATCATTCATTAAATGTAGATGGTAAAACAATTAAAGTATGTAGACTAAAACAACTACACATAGATAAGATAGAATATAAACCAGTTGAAAGAAAAGAGAGTAACTACTAATGAGATATAA